CGCAGTTTCCCAGCAGCTCGGATGCCCGCAAGCTGGCCAACCACATCGAAATGTGCACCAATGCGGCCCGACAGAGCATCCGGCGCCGCTTGCATCCATAGGTGAATCTGGTACCATTGCGCCCGAGATCGCAGAGAATGCTAATTCTCTCGCCCTCGACTCTCTGCCGAACCCGACCGTGCTACAGCCTCTTTGAGTAGCGACACGGCGGAACCTCGATAGAGAAGCTCGCTCCAAAATTCAGAAGCCACCCCTAACCCGGTGGCTTTTTCGTTTGGGCTGATTCCCTTTGCGCACCCAACAATCCGGCAGTATCACCGGGCCTCTGGGGTGGAAATAACGAATGCGCACTGGGTTTGTCGGGTTCGAGTCCCGATCAGCCAACCTCATCCGTCCCAATCTGATTAACCTGCCGCACTTCCCATCAGCGGTTCTGGGAGATCGCGCGGACCCTAGCGGCCCCAGGGACATATAGGGCCGCCCCGTACAGCTCCCGGCATAGCTCTCTCCCAAGGGACGCCGGGGGCTAAGCGGACCCTCAAACAAACCCATTTCGAGACCCGCATTCACCGAGAAGCCGAATCGGCCAGCACCGGGCAAAGTTGCTGGAGCCTTCCGCGCTTGCACCGCTCGCGTAATCGGCAGAGGTGCGTACTGGTGAGCGCAGCGTCCTGCTTCACTGCGGGGCGTAATTCCAATGCGTTCCTATATAGAGACCAACCCATGGCCAAGACCACGATAGAAGTCAGCTTCAAAGTGGTCTGGTGGGTTCGCTGGTATCTGATGGGTGTGGCGCTGACAAGCCGCCTGACCGGATTGACGCCAGACTTCGGCAAAGTGGAAGCCACCATCCTGCGTGGCATCAAGCTGGTCATCCGATGAGCCGCGTCACCAGCCTGCGCCCTCGCGTAGCCCAAGCCGCCGGCAGGCTGCAGACCATGCAGGCAGGCTCATGGAGAACACCGAACCAGTCCAGTGCCCAGCGTGGCTACGGCTACAAATGGCAGAAGGCGCGTGAAGCCTTCCTGTACGCCAACCCCCTGTGCAAGATGTGCCAGGACGAAGGCCAGATCACTGCGGCGTCCATCGTTGACCACATAGAGCCCCATAGAGGCGACCAGACGTTGTTCTGGGATGAGCGCAACCTTCAGTCGCTATGCACCCATCACCACTCGTCACAGAAGCAGCGCGAAGAGCGGGCAGGCGAGGGGCAGGGGTATGCACCAAAAGGGGGAGGGCGGGTCGAACCTCTGGCAGTTCCAAAACGCTAGACCGCTGTCTTTCCCACGCGCAGAAAAAATCCCCCTTTTTGAAATCGGAGAAATCAAATGGCAGGCACAAAAGGACGAAGCGGTGGCTCTCGCCCGGGTGCTGGGCGCAAGCCAAAGGCCAAGGTTGATTCGAAAACCGCCGGACAGTCTGGGGGCGTCAGCGCTCAGTTGGAACCGCCAGTTTCATTGGGCGACCTGAACATGCTGGAGATGCTGCAGAGCGTGGCACTCGGCAAAGTCAAGGCAACATCCTTGCAAGTCCGGGCGGCCATTGCTGCCGTGCAATATACGCACACGAAGCGCGGGGATGGCGGCAAGAAGGATGAGGCCAACGTCAACGCAAAGTCCAAGGTGGCAGGTCGGTTCGCACCCTCTGCACCTCCAAAGCTGGTTGCAACCGGCGGTAAGAAGATCCCGTAATGGACTGGACAACCGCCTGTCCCGACTGGGAAAGCAGGCTTATTGAGGGACGTTCAATCATCCCGGCGCCGATCTTTCCGGATACTGCCGAGCAGGCGCTGGCCATATTCAAAGAGCTGCGCGTGGTCGACCTGCCGGGTAAGCCGACGTTTGGTGAGTGCAGCGAGCAGTGGGTCTTCGACTTCGTCGCGGCAATCTTCGGTGCCTATGACTCGGAGACCGGCAAGCAGTTGATCCGCGAGTTCTTCCTGCTGATCAGCAAGAAAAACACCAAAAGTACCATCGCCGCCGGGATCATGCTCACGGCCCTGATTCTGTGTTGGCGTGAAGATGAAGAGCACCTGATTCTGGCCCCAACTAAGGAAGTAGCCGACAACAGTTTCAAGCCAGCCGCGGGAATGGTCCGTGCGGATGACGAGTTGATGGCGCTCTTCCACATTCAGGACCACGTTCGTACCATCACCCACCGGGTGAATCGGGCATCCCTGAAGGTAGTAGCTGCAGATACCGATACGGTGTCTGGCAAGAAGTCTGGCCGCGTGTTGGTCGATGAGCACTGGCTCTTTGGTAAGAGGGCAAACGCTGAATCCATGTTCATGGAGGCAACTGGCGGCCAGGTGTCACGTGAAGAAGGCTGGGTGATCTTCCTGTCAACGCAGAGTGAAGAGCCACCGGCCGGCGTGTTCAAGGAGAAACTGGGCTACTACCGCGATGTGCGCGACGGCAAGATCGAGGACAAGAAGTCGCTGGGCGTGATTTTCGAGTTCCCCCAGAAGATGATCGACTCCAAAGAATACTTGAAGCCGTCCAACTTCTATATCACCAACCCAAATATTGGCCGCTCGGTGAGTGCCGAATGGCTGGAGGACCAGCTCAAGAAGATGATGGCCAAGCGGGACGGCGCTTTCCAGCAGTTCCTGGCCAAGCATCTCAACGTTGAAATCGGCCTGAACCTGCGCACTGATCGCTGGGCCGGTGCCGACTACTGGGAAGCATGCGCATCGGTACTGACACTGGACGACATCATGGCCCGGTGCGAAGTGGTTGTTGTCGGCATTGACGGCGGCGGCTTGGATGACTTGCTTGGCGTGGCAGTACTGGGGCGGGAGTACGAGACGCGCAAGTGGTTGCTTTGGACCCACGCTTGGGCCCACTCCATAGTGTTGAAGCGTCGGCAAGAGATTGCCCCGCGTCTTTTGGACTTCGAGACAGACGGCGATCTGACGATTGTCCAGACGCCAGGTGATGACGTCATTGCCGTGGCTGACATCGTGTGCCGGATCCGTGACAGTGGTCTGCTGCCCGAGAAGATGGCCATCGGAGTGGACTCAGCAGGTATTGGCGACATCATTGATGAGCTCACCAGCCAAGAGCGCGACATATCGATGGAGCAAATCATCGGCATCTCGCAGGGGTGGCGCATGAATGGCGCCATCAAGACGACTGAGCGCAAGGTGGCCGGTGGTGAGTTGATCCACTCTGGCAGTCCAATGATGGCCTGGTGCGTGGGTAACGCCAAGACCGAGGCCAAAGGCAACGCGATTGCCATCACGAAGCAAGTGGCCGGGACAGCAAAGATTGACCCGCTTATGGCCACTTTCAACGCCGTGTCACTGATGGCCTTGAATCCTGCTGCGCAAAACGTATCCAGCGGCGACATCCTATTTGTCTGAATCTATGAACAAACTCACATACAACGTGGCACTGCTGATCGGTGTTGCCTTGGCAAGCATTGGTGCCGGTATGCAGTTTGGCGTAGCAGTCGGACTGATGACGGCCGGTGCATTGTTCATCGCCCTGACGTTTGCAGGCGTCTACTTGCTTGGCAAGGGTGCTGACTGATGTTTTTATCGTCCTTCAAACCACGGCACATGGCTGCCGTGGAGGGGCAAGACCGCTCGCCCTACGGGTCGTTTTGGTTTGAGCCCATTGGCATGCGCACCAGTACCGGCATGCGCGTTACCAGTACTTCCGCGATGCGCTTGGGTGCCGTGTATAGCTGTGTGCGCGTGCTGGCGGAGTCGTTTGCCATCCTGCCGTTTCGCATGTACAGGAAGCGCACAGACGGCGGACGCGATCCGGTAACTGATCATTGGCTTGTCAAGCTGATGACCAAGCGGCCCAACGACTGGCAGACGCCATTCGAGTGGAAAGAAATGATGATGGGGCACCTGTGCTTGCGCGGGAATGCCTTCAACCAGATCATCTCCAATGCCAAAGGTCAGATCACGGACCTGGTGCCGATTCACCCAGACCGCATCAAAGTGCAGTTGACGGACAACGGATCCTTCAACTACGTTGTGTCACAGCTGGATGGCACGACCATCACGCTGGCGAAGGGCGAGGTCTGGCATATCCGTGGCCTGTCTGGTGACGGTGTGGTTGGATACAACCCCATGGAGTTAGCTGCCGAAGTGATCGGCATGGGCATGTCGGCCCAGAGCTTTGGCGCCCGGTTCTTTGCCAATGACGCAAGTCCCGGTGGTTGGATTGAGTTCGACGGCAAGTTCCGTGACTCCGATGCCAAGACATCCTTCCGCGAAGGCTGGCAAAGCAACCAGGGCGGCAAGAATCGCGGCCGTACTGCCATCCTTGAGAAGGGGATGAAGTATCACCAGCTCGAGCTGAACAACGCCGATGCCCAGTTTCTGGAGTCCCGTAAATACAACCGCAGCGAGATCGCTGGCCTTTTTCGTGTGCCACCTCACAAGATCGGTGATCTGGACCGTGCGACCTTCAGCAACATCGAACAGCAGTCGCTGGACTTCATCAATGACGGGTTGCTGCCATGGACTGAGCGCTGGGAGGCGTCCATTGAGACCCACTTGCTGGAAGACGAGATCGATGTGGAGATCGACTTTGACTTCACCAAGCTGTTGCGCGGTGACATGGTGGCGCGTTCCGCCTATTACACGGCCAACATCAACAACGGCAGCTTGACCCGCAATGAGGCTCGCATCAGCGAAGGCCGTAACCCGCTGACCGGCTTGGACAAACCGCTGATGCCACTGAACATGGTGGCGGTCGGTGAAGAGCCCGATGGAGACGAGCAACCAGAACTACCCGACGCGCCAGAAGACGCGCCAGAAGGTCCAGAACTGCCAGCAAAAAAGCCGGCGGGCAACGATGGCCGCGCACTTGCGCTTGCTACCGCAGCTGCCGAACGCGTGGCTCGCAAGGAAACATCAACCCTTGCACCTTTCATGACGGTGTTGCCGATGCCCGTCGACCAGATCCACGCCGCAATGGCAAAGCATGCTGATTTTGTAGCGCTGGCCCTGAGCGTCGATGCCGAAAGCGCAAAAGCGTATGTTGAATCAAGACTCCAAGACCCCATTCGCAAGGGCCACGAAGAGCAAGACATCTACAACGCTGCCTTTGCAAAACTGACCGTACTAGCCTTGAAAGGCTCCCTATGAAAAAGAACCTTCTTGTTGCCGCCATGTTGGCGCAGCCGTGGGCCCTGATGCCCGAATACATGCAGTCCATGGCCAGCGTCGTCGCGCGGTGGCAAGCCGGTGTTGAGGCCAGTCCCGAAACGCTAGCTGCCGTACATGCCGACATGGAAGCCCGACAAGCTGCTCGCGCACAAGCCCAGGCTCGCGCCGGCGGTGGCTCCATCGCCGTCATCAACGTCTTCGGCGTACTCACCCAGCGCGGCAACATGATGGATGAGATCAGCGGCGGCGGCAGCTGCAGCACTGAGCAACTGGTTTCCCAATTGCGAAACGCTGAGGTTGACGCCACCATTGGCCAAATCCTGCTGAACTTCAGCACCCCCGGCGGCAGTGTGTATGGCATCCAAGAGGCTGCTGCCGAGATCAACCGCATCAAAGCCATCAAGCCCATTGTCGGCATCAGCAACAGCATGTGCGCAAGCGCCGGTTACTGGCTGGCCGCGCAGTGCACTGAGCTTTATTGCACACCCGGCGGCGAGGTAGGCTCCATTGGTGTCTGGCAAGCCCACGAAGACATGAGCAAAGCCTTGGACGAGGCTGGGGTGAAGATTTCACTGATCAGCGCCGGTAAGTTCAAGGTCGAAGGCAACCCCTACGAGCCTCTGGGCGACGACGCACGCGCATTCATGCAGCTGCGCACCGATGAGTATTACGACCCGTTTGCAAAAGCTGTGGCCAAGGGCCGCGGTGTTGGTGTTGATGCCGTGCGCAACGGCATGGGCCAAGGCCGTGTGCTGGGAGCGCCTGCTGCACTAGCCGAAAACATGATCGACGGCATCGCCACATTTGACGAAGTGGTCAAGAAGATGCAGCGCGCAGCCAAAGGTGGCAGGAGTGCCAGCGCCAGTGAACTCCAAACTGAAGTCCAAGCTGCAGTGGTCCAAGAAGAAACAACCGTCACGCAAGCGCCTACCGAGCCCCAGGCTGTTGCCCCATCCCGCCTGAGCGCCATGCAGCGCGAACTGGAAATCCTCTCTATCTAAGTAATTCGGGCTTCGCGCCAGCCCATTCGCTAGCCATCCATTGATGGTCGGCGTGCGGTCCTACGACCGCTCACGGTGCAAATCCCACGTCTGTAAGTCCCAAGGCCCGCTACTCGCGGGCTTTTCCATTTCTGGAGCCCAATATGAGCAAGAAACTACGCGAGCTGCAAGCCCGCAAAGCAACCGCTGTGACCGCCATGCGCGCGATCAACGACAAGGCCAGCGCCGAAAACCGCGAGCCAACCGCCGAAGAAATCACCCAGTTCGATGCCCACAAAGCCGAAGTCGGAAACATCGAAGCGGCCATTAAGCGCGAGCAGGATCTGATCGACTTGGAGAAGAGCGCTGGTGTCGTGACCATTCCCGACAATGCGCAACTCAGCGTTGAAAACAACCTGCTGAAAGACGAGAAGCTTGGCTTCAAATCCTTCGGCGAGTTTGCAACCGCTGTGAAAATGGCTGGCCTGAAGTCTGGTGGTTCCTTGGACCAGCGCTTTGCCGCAGCCCCCGGCACTTTCTCTGGTGAAGGTGTTGGCACTGATGGTGGCTTCTTGGTGCCTCCGTTGTTCGCCAAGGACGTGTTCACGCTGTCCCAGACCGATGACTCCCTGTTGCCCTACACGGACAACATCGAGATCGAGTCCAACAGCATGGCATTCCCCAAAGACGAAACAACGCCCTGGGGCACTGATGGTGTTCGCGCCTACTGGCAAAGTGAAGCGGGTTCTGCGGCTGTGACCAAGGCCAAAATGGGCTTGGCCGAGTTGCGTATGCGCAAGCTGATGGCCCTGGTGCCCGTGACTGACGAGCTGCTGCAGGATGCCACCGCCTTGGGCGGCTACCTTCCCGGCAAGATGGCCGACTCGATCCGCTGGAAAACCAACGAAGCGTTCTTTTTTGGCACTGGTGCCGGTTTGCCACAAGGCGCGTTCTCCAGCGCAGCCGTAGTTACTGTGCCAAAAGACGCGGGTCAGGCTACCTTGACGCTTTCCGCATTGAACTTGGCCAACATGATCGCGCGCTTGCCTGCTGG